ATATTCGAGCCGACTTATTCAATAATAAAGTCGCTAAACAAGTAAAAATAACAAACTTAGAAAACAACAATAACACTTTATATCAATCTATAGGCATAGCAGCCAAACAACTCAATAAGAATCAAAACTTGCTAGCCAGCAGATGTCGTAGACGCTGCGAAATAGACGGTATTAGATATGAATTTTTACCAAAAGCTAAAAATTTATATTTTAGTAATCCTGTTAAGAATATTCTAGAAAACCTAAATCTGCTACACAAAAAAGCATGGGATAAATTTATTCCAGAAATATATAAAAAATCTTCTATAGAAGATAGGCTAGAATTATTGCGAGGACTAATGGACACGGATGGAACAATAAAAGAATCTACCGGAGAGTACAGTTTTTGCACAACCTCTAAAAGATTGGCGGAAGATGTTATAGAAGTTGTTAGGTCTCTTGGAGGAAAAGCTACTATTAGATCCAGAAATAGAATTGGGAAAAAGACAACTATTCAGAATAGAACAATAACAACAAGAAGAGTTTCTTATGAATTCAATATATCTCTTCCTAGCGGAATGAATCCGTTTTATCTGTCTAGAAAAGCTAATAAAGTCAAAGCATCATATATCTATAGGGAAAAAGTCAGAATACTATCTGTAGCAAAACTTGGTAAAAAACCAGTTCAGTGCATAAAAGTGGAAAATCCAGAACATTTATATTTAACGGATGATTTTATCGTAACTCATAATTCTGCTGAAGAAAAAATACATCCATACTTATTGCCTATATTAGATGAAATATCTAATTTTATAAATATGGGAGAATACTTAAAACTCAAAGAGAATAAAAAAATAGAAATAGTGCCGTTGGGGTTTATGAGAGGACGTAACTTTCATAATTGTTTTATAGTTGCAGATGAGTGTCAAAATGCTAGTTATGATCAATTAAAAATGCTTTTGACAAGAATAGGTTCCAATAGTAAAATGGTATTAACAGGAGATGCTGCTCAATCAGATTTACCATATCATACTAGAGGAGGTTTTCAGTATATGATAAATTCTCTTTATGGTATAGAAGGAATAGGGGTTTCCTCACTAGATAATGCTGATATTGTAAGAAATCCAATTATTAGTAAAATTTTGGATAGACTAGAAATGCTAGAAGAACAAAAAAACAATACCGATGGAACAAAGAAATAGTAAATGTTTATTATTAAATGCTGACTATACTCCACTATCAATAATAACTTGGAAAAAAGCTATTATGTGGAGCATGAGGTATGAAGCTAATTCTAATTACGGTATAGATATAGTTGACTTTTATAAAAATGATTATATTAATGGGACTAATAATAAAAAATATCCTATACCAGCAGTGGCTAGAAGAAAAAAGTTTATAAAACAACCCAACAATACTGTTGTTTTTTCAAGAAAAAATATTTTTATACGAGACAATTATACCTGTCAATATTGTAAGACTCAATACTCTTATAAAGACTTAACTTATGATCATGTTATTCCCAAATCGTTATGGGATTATTCTCAAGGATCTCCCACAAGATGGACAAATATAACAACATCCTGTATTGACTGCAACAGAAAAAAGGGATGCAGAACACCAAAACAAGCTAATATGCCATTAATTAATATGCCAGTTAAACCAACTAATAGTCAAAAATACTTGCATGTTACCTACCATCTAAGTAAAATAAAGACACAGATACCAGATGAGTGGAAGGTATATTTACCAGAATCCTATTATGCCTAATTATTCTTATAGTTGTGAAAAATGTGGAACAAATTTTGAACTGTTCTTTCTTATTAAGGATTATGTTGCTCAACCAAAATGCATTATTTGTTCTAGTAAAAAAACCACAAGAAATTATGTTGCTGATGCCGTTACACAATCTTCTAGCGTTAAAAAATCTGATAGCGAGTTAAAAACTTTAGGAGATTTAGCAAATAGAAATAGGGACAGGATGAGTAGCGATCAGATAGAGAGTTTAAATCAAAAGCATAATAACTACAAAGAACCTAATGACAAACCTTTGCCATCGGGCATGAATAGAATTAAAAGGCCGCCCAAGACCATCTGGCCTGGGTCAACACCAAAAGTTAAACAAAGGAGAAAAAGAATATGATAGATGATAAAGATATTTTTGTTGGAAATAATGCTGTATTTAAAAATAGGAATAAAACACCAGAAATAGAACAAGAAGAAACTTTTACATCTTCAGAATATCCTGATGAAATACTTGCTAAAAAAATTCTAAGAAGCAACAATACATATAAATATATGATTAAAAAAGATACCAACGGAAAATTATTTAATCCCATTAGTATCTATGGACAAGAACAAGATAAAACCTTTTTAGATAGAGTATGTAGGTCTAACTCTAAGTTTATCGAAGTTAATCAAAAAACATTTGATTATTATGTACAATTTTTATCCACAAAAAACCTAGCATATTTAAATAATGCAGAAAGAGAGAGAGCTTGATTATGAGTAGAATAACAAAAAGTCAAAAGTACGCTGTTTTATGGTTAAATTCTCAATCAAAAAACGACGAGGAAATATCAAAAGAATTAAACCTAACAACCAAACAAGTAAATTCAGTATTAAAATCTAGTGTTAAGCCAGAAAATCCACCTTCTAATAATTTAGAAACTAAAACAAAACCTATGAATTCCAAAAACTTAATCATTAAAGAAACCAACAATAAACAAAAAGTGGCCATAATGAGTAAAGAATTTTCTATGATTAGTGACGAATTAAAGAAAAATCACAAAAATAGCATAAATGTAAAAAAACCAAATATCTATAAAATTAATGAAAAAGAATAAATATCCTTCAAAGTATTCTAATGGAAAAGAAGTATCTGCTGCACAATATAATACAGAACTAATATGTGAAAGAAAAGCAGTAATAGATAAAACCGATCTACATTATAGATTTTGGACAAATAAAACTTGGAGTCTTTTTTACAGGAATCAAATAGCCAGTGCTAATAAATTACTACAAAATTATTCTGATAAGGCTATTATAAGAGCTTTAAATAGTGAGGGTGGTCAAAAAATTTATTCATTAAGAGCTCCTAGTCTTAAATCTATCATAGAAAAAGAACAAAAAAAGATAGAGAGTGAAAATAAAAATCTTAGCGTTAATATGGATAGACCACAAAATATAAAGTTTGGGTCCAAAAGCCCTAATAATAAAAACATATTTTCTAAATTAAAGGATATTGACAATGGCAATTAAAGAAGATCTAAATAAAACTTTTGGCGATAATATCATTCTAAGTGGCAATTCTATTGTTGATAAAAAGAGTGTTATAATACCAGTTAGTCCATCATTAGATGTATTATTAAACGGCGGAATACCAGAAGGAAGTTTTGTTATTTTAACAGGAATGCCGAAAATTGGGAAAACCACGGTATCTCTAGATTTCGCCGCTACTGCACAAAAAGAGGAGTATAAAGGAGATCTTAAAAACTCTAGAGAAGTGTACTATCTAAACGTCGAAGGTAGGCTTAAAAAAAGAGATTTAGAAGGAATACCAGGATTAGATCTAAGTAGATTTCATGTAATAGGTAGTCAAGAAGGCAAAATTCTTCATGCGGAAGAGTTTTTACAAATAGCAGAAAAAATTATTAATGAGGTTCCAGGATCCATAGTAATAATAGACTCTTATTCTGCTCTATGTACAGAAGCTGAAATTACAAGCGAAATGAATAAAATGCAAAGAGCAGATGGTGCTAAATTATTAAAAAAGTTCTGTAGAAAAGTAAGTAATGTTATTCCTGTAAATAAAAATATAGTTATTGGTATTACTCATTTAATTGGTAATCCAACAGGATATGGTGCAGAGTATAAAGAGGGCGGAGGTACGGGCATAGCTTATCAGGTTGATATTAAACTAAGAGCTAAAAGTTGCAAGCCCTGGACTCTTAGTGCTGATGGTAATCAAATAGGTCAAGAAGTAGAATGGCAAGTGGTTTGTTCTGCTTTAGGATCTCCCGGAGGAGTTATTACTAGTTATTTAAGATATGGTCAAGGAATAGATAAGTATATGGAAGCTATTACTTTAGCTTCCGACATAGGAATTATTCATAAGGGCGGAGCTTGGTATACACTAACAGCTTTGGACGATAAGCCTAAATTTCAAGGAACAGAAAAAGTGAGAAACTATTTGCTGGAAAATCATCAAGCTTATGAAGATTTGGCAGTTGCTATTAAAAATGCTATGGGAATAGTATGCAAATAAAAGATCTTGATGGAGTAGTTCACAACTGGATCTTGACAGGCAACATGGCTCGTGGTAAAATAACCAACAGGTCCAGTTACCATTTGCTGGCCAGAGAAAATCTAGCGAAAAAATTTCCTACTCTTCAGATTTTGGAGGAGGTTCCAGTTCCTTTAAGAAAATCAGAAACTTTATATCTTGATTTTTATTTGCCATTAAAAAAACTGTGCGTCGAGGTTCACGGAGAACAACACTATAAATTTGTATCTTTTTTTCATAATGATATGTTATCTTTTATTAAAGCTCAAAAAAGAGATAAAGAAAAACAAGAATGGTGCGAAATTAACAATATTAAATATGTAGTATTATCATATGATGAAAATATTGATCAGTGGATGGAAAAATTAAATGACTCATAAAACCACAAAAGAAGAAGTTAAATATTGGGACGATATATTAGATGAATACGAAAAGTCTATTGGATTGCCCAAATATAAAAATGATTCTTTATCAGAAGATGAGTTAAACGAATACTTAACTATGAATAGAGATGTTCTAGAAAAATTAAGTCCCGAAGATTGTGCTCAAATATCATATAGATTAGGTCAATTCTCATTTCATATTCAAAGAACTATTAATAGAGAAATTGCTCGATATAATTGGGCAGAAGAAAATGTAAAAGAGACTATAGCTGATGAAATTAATAATTACAAAGGATATGGTTATGTCGAAAAAAGTAATCAGGCTATAAAACATAATGATAGGGCCCAGTCTTTAAATAATATTCAAAAATTTGCTAAACAAAGAAGTGATAGATTATCTTATCTAGCTAATAATGTTAAAAATTTATCCGATATACTATTATCAATACAAAGAACAAAGGTGAAACATGCCACTTGATAAAGACGACATCAAACAATTAATAGCTATTTTGCAAAAGGGGTTGTCAGACGATAGCGACATCGATGTTGAGGAAGATATAGAAATTAACGTTCCTACTAAAAACAAAACCAAAACTAAAAAGAAAAAGAATAATAACAAGTTTGATAGTATGTCAGAATTTAGAATGCACAAAGACGATGTGGAAATAGATAAAAAACTAAAAGT